CGCACTCGGACGATCACGCCGCAGATGCCATCCGCTACATGATGATGCACATCTATAAGGCTTCACGGCCCCCCACGGCGAAGAGTAGAGATCCCAAGACGGGAGCCAACGTCCTCAAGAGCCTCCGGACAAAGAAGAGAAAAGCAAGATATGCTGCCTGACACACTAAATAGGAACCAATGAACCTAACAGAGCAGGAACGCTGGAAGAAGGAATTTGATATAGCCAAGCGATTCATGGAGCCCAAGCACCGTATATGGCGCAGGCTCCTGAAGGCGTATCGCATGGACTACGATCACATGGGGCTGGAGAACGTGGTTCACCGCTCCCGCTTCTACCCTCTGACGCGACAACTTCTCGCCAGCATCTCCTTCCGCTACCCGCACATCTTCGCGGAGGTGGATAAGCCGCAGTTCGCGGAGCACGCGGAGATCATCGCGGAGACCGCTAACGCCGCTAATGTGGTGATGGAGGTCAAGCCCGAGATCCAGCAGGCCCTCTTTGACGCAGCCTACTGCTATATGGGGTGGCTGAAGTATGACTACAACCCCCCAGGCAACAATGATATCATAGCTCCTTATGTCACCGCTAATACCATGCAGAATGATATGGTCTCCACGCGGCGCATCTCCCCATTTAATATGTTCATTGATCCATTAACACCCCCCCATAAGATCCATGAGGCTCGCTGGATGATGGAGGAGATGTTAGTGCCCCTGGAGTTCGTGAAGAAGGATGAACGTTTCAAGGCACATTGGCACCGCATTAAGCCCATTTCCCACGAGGAGAAAGACTCTTTCCTCACTGACATGGAGGGGGGTGAAGATAGCACCACAGAGCAGGGTCTCCTGAACGAGGCTAAAGCCAACGGTCAGATGGTCCTGCTCCGAGAAGTGCATGATCGCATTCACGGCAAACGCATCACCTTCGCGTATGGGGTAGATGAGCCGATAGAAGACATAGATCATCCCTTTCTTGAGATGGACCCCGTAACGATCCCTGACCCGCAGACAGGTCAACCCCTGATGACGGGAGAGATGATCCCCACGGGCTCTTGGCTGGTAGAGGGGGGCTTCCCCTACCACGCTATCAAGTATGACATGACCGATGGATTGGATGGACCCTACAACCTGCCTATGATGGGCTATGTAGAGGATGACCAGAAGATTCAGGTGGAGAGCGCCACGCGCAAGGTGGACATCCTCAAGCGATTCTCCCGCATCATCTTAGGCAACAACGGCGAGAAGGAGTTGAACGCCGATGTGGAGAATGCCTTCAAGGGTGCGGATGATGGCTCGGTGATCTGGGTCAATGACGTTAATAATGGCTTCCGCGAGATGCAGATGGGGAATATCCCCCAAGACCAATATGCCATTGAGAGGGAAGCGCGAGATGATGAGGAGTCAGTTCTACAGGTAGGGGGGACAGCCTTAGCGGGTGGCTCCATGACTGCCACGCAATCCTCGTTAGTCGCCTCTTTTGGGCAACTCAACCGCGAGTGGCTACAGGAGGCGGTGGTGCAAGCCTACCGAACCACCGCCATCAATACTATCCGTATCATGTCCGACCCGCGCTATACGCCTGATGAGTTCATCGTGGGCATCTCCAACGGGGATCAGCGGTATGAGCAGACGATCACCGCAGACATCCTCAAGGTGCCCTTCCGCCTCTTTATAGAAGCGAACTCCATGCGCCCCCTCTTTGAGCAGTTAGAGCGCGAGGATACGCTGGCACTCGTGAATACACTGCGCGGTGCCCCTGAAGTCGATCAGATGGAACTCATTAAGATGGTCCTCCGCACCTTCCATGTCTCTAACCCAGACAAGTTAATCGGGCAGGGCGATAAAGCCTCCGCGACTCGGAAGGCGCAGTTGGAGAACCAGTTCATGGCAGGCAGACTGCAAGACCCTGGTGTCCTCCCCACGGATGACCATGAGACGGAGATGGCGGCGCATCAGGCATGGCAGTCTGATCCAGCCATCACGCAACTAATACAGCAACTCACACAGTCTAACCCGCAAGCCTTCCAGCAGTTTCAGCAGGCGATGCAGGGACATATGCAGGGACACGCACAGGCGGCGCAGGGCGGCGGAGGTGGTGGTGGCGGCGGGAAGACGATCCCGAGCACTGATGACATAAACGCCCACGCGAGTAGTATTGAATCCACCGTGCGGGGTAATGCGCAGCGCATAAGCCAAGCAGTCTCTACGGATACCAACCAAAACTAATCCCTTGCCTAAAGAATGACTACCTATGCCGATATATAACTTCAGGTGCAACACCTGTGACCATGAAGAGAAGGATATTTACTTCACCATCTCCAAACTACCCCGTAAGCGCAAGTGCGCGGAGTGTGGCGTTAAGGATAGCACGCAGGACTACCGTGGGAGACGCGAGGCGGAGCCCTCCTCCAATAACTCCATGTATGGGAAGTGGCAACCTGGGGCGGGAGTAGTGTGGAATAGCTACTCAGAGAAGAAGCAATGGCTAAAAGACAACAATATGGAAGAGACTCACGACCTCGTGAAGGGATCACGCTCCAAACGGAGAGATCCTCCACCGAGGCCATCCGTGCCTGCCGAGTGGGTAGATATCCCCAGAGCAGCACACCTGTAGAGAAATAGGAGGCAACCTATTATGTCCGAAGTGTTTTCAGAAGACTCCCAAGATACTGGCGGCGAACCCTCTGAGGCTCTGGATGAAGGATTAGTGGATTTTGGCGCTGATCTGGATGCAGATACCCAAGAAGAGGCCACTCCAGTAGTAGCGGGACACTCCGAGGGAGCACCCAGAGGAAACGAGAGCGCACCACCTGCGGGGGAATTTGACCCTGACAAGGTAGATTGGCTCCGTGTAGACATCAACACCATCCCTGACCAGTATAAGCCACTACAGGCGCTCGCGAAGAATATGCAGGCGTCTTACACGCAGGAACAGCAATCCTCGCGGCAGATACAGGAACAGGCGCAAGCTGAACGTCAGCAGTATTTGCAGGCGATCAGTCAACTCAACCAGAACTACCAGAACCTCCAGAATCCACAGCAGACGGATGACCCCTTTGAGCGAGTCGCGCAGCACTTAGACGAGGACGAGCGGAGGGGATTACAGGTGGTCCAGACCTTGCAACAGCAAGCGATGGCTCCCCTCTTGGAGCAAGTGCAGAGCCTACAGGGTCAGCTTCAGCAGGCTAACCAAGGTTCACAAGCCTTCCAGAGTTACATCCATCAGCAGCAGGCCCAAGCGCGCCAAGGGGAGATTAATGACACCCGATCCGCGTATGGAAGTGAAGTGGATAGCCTTAGTAATATGCAGATCGCCGCCATGAGGTCACTCGTGGATCAAGGCGCAGGCGTAAAGGCGGCTTTTGAGAGTGTCACGGGTAAGTTGAGTGAGCAGATTGTAGCGGCACGGGAAACACATAGTAACGTGAGGGCAAATGCTAAGAAAGCGGCGTCTTCCGTCCCTCCCGCGAGAATTGCTACAGGTGGCGATAATGCCTACGGGGAAACCGATTTAGATGCAGACATGGCGCGTTTATTTGGTGACTAAAATACATGCGGCGCGTGTAATCCTACATGCACCGCTTCCTTTAAGAGAGACTGAACAATGGCTGCAACAAGCACAACGGAAACCTGGGATGAAGCCTGGACGCTAACCATGCGTGCCAAGCGCAAACGCTTAACGGACAACATCTCGGATAGTTATCCCACGATTGACAGGTTCCGCAAGTCGGGCGTCATGGAAACTGAGAACGGTGGCAAGCAGATTCAGGAAGACCTGATGTATGCTCTGGACACCTCCCAGTGGTTTGATGGCGACGATACCCTGAATACCGATGCCACGGATGGCGTCACGGCGGCTTTCTATAACTGGCGCTACTTGGCTACCCCGATCCAGATTAATATGACCGAGGAGAAGGAGTCGCGCAAGCAGGCTGGTGCCGTCAAGTTGCTGGAGTCGAAGACTAAGCGTGCGATGACCACGCACTTTGACACGAGCAATAGCGCCCTCCATACCGCACAGAGCGGCAAAGCCTGCATAGGCTTGCCTGATATCGCCTCTGTTAGTTCAGGTGCCACCATCGCGGGCATTAACTCCACCACGGAGACCTGGTGGGATAATGAGCGTAACAACGCCACGAGCGACACCTCCTTCAAGACGGCTGCTGGGGACAGTTATGAAGGCTTGCTCCGTATGCGGGCCCTCTGGAATTCTGTCAGTGAAGGCAATGATAAGCCCGACATCATCATTACCAACTTCACTGTTGGCGGGAACTACGAGGATATCTTTGAAGGTAAAGGCTTCCTCCGCATCTCCCCGAAGGACAAGGCAGACTTGGATGGCAGTGATCCCGCGTATCGCGGCGTCCCCGTCACCTTTGACCGCGATTGCGGCTCGGGCCTCATGTATATGCTTCAGAGCAAGTATCTGAAGTTCAAGGTGCAGGCTGGCCTCAACTTCGCTAAGACGCCCTTCCGCGAACCAGCGAACCAGTTGGCAAAGGTCGCCTTTATCGTCCTCGGCGCACAGCTTACGACCAACAACCGCCGCCGCCAGGGTGTCATTTACAACTTGGCCTAAGCAGGAACCTTCTAAGCAGCAGGGTCGGAGTTAGGTACTCTGGCCCTGCACCTTTACCTCTTATAGGAGTAACAAATGTCTTCATTTAAGAAAGTCCAGCCTGGATTGATCGGCGGTCAGGCTATTGATGCCGTAAGCGCCTCCGCAAAGCACCCCTTGGGCCAGATCGTTCAGGCTAAGGACTTAGCTTCCACGGAATACGGGCAGGGTGAGTTCATCTACCTCGTAGGCGTAGCCTCCACGGTTGTCGGCTCCGTAGTCACGTATGACGCAGGTGGCTTCACCACGGCGTTAGCTGCGGCAAATGCCGTTGGTGGCATTGCGGTGGCTATGAGCGCCAATGTTGCAAGTCGGTATGGTTGGTATCAGATCAGTGGTCGCGGCGTAGTTAAGGGCCTCGCGTCCTTGGCGGCAGACAAGCTCTGCTACTTGACAGCTACGGCTGGCAGCATTGACGATGCAGTAGTTGCGGGTGATGCGATCCACTTCATGGAAACGACCAGCGCCTTGGATACGCCAAGCTCTGGTTTGGCTGAAGTTACACTATCGCGCCCATTCGTCACGAATGAGTCGAACTAAGTAAGGCGTGAGGGGGCTCCACTGGAGCCCCCTCACTTTACTCTCACACCCCATTAATGGGAGGCAACCTAAAATGGCTAAGATAGAGACGAAAACAGCACCCGTCAGCACAGACACCGCAGAGCTACTCGCTATAGTGAAGGGGCTCAAGGAGCAGTTGGATGAACTGCGCACGGTGGATGAGGAGGAACCCTCCCCTGCTAACGCGAACACCAACAATGCCCAAGCTCAGATCCTCGTCTCGCAGGTAGGGGACGTAGTGCAGGCTCCAGGCTTTGTCACTCCAATCCCAGAGCGCGTATTCATAAAAGGCCCCAAGGCGGTCAAGAAGTTCTTAGACGCTTGGAAGCGGGGCCAGAGTGTCAGTGCTCGCCAGATAGGTGATGAAGCAGCCCTCGCTGATACCGCCACCATGTAAGGATAATAATGACCCTCACCGAAGTGTTGGAGCGATCCATCATACGGGCGGGATTAACGGAGACAAGCGCAGGCGATCTTAACACCGCACGAATATACGCAAACTCGGTGATTCAAGATATAGCCTCTCGCGCTACGTGGTGGTGGCTCTTTAAAGAAGGGACCATCACCACAGTCGCCTCCACTCGCGCCTACGCCCTCGCCACCGATGTCCTGACCCCCCTTAGTTTCCGTGACACCTCCAATAATCAGACACTCTCTATCAAGAGCAGTGATGACATGGACGCCATTGATCCCGATCAGTCGGAGGCCAATGACCCGCAGTGGGTAGTCCTGACGGGTGCTGACGCTACTACAGGTGCGCCGCAGGTGGATCTACACCCTACGCCGAGCACCTCATCAGACACCATCAAGTATCGCTACTTCAAGTATATCCCAGAGTGGACCACCGCTAACGACTCACAAGACCTCTTCACAATACACGGCATCCCCATCCTTCTCCATCAGGCCCTCTATAATGGAATCGCTGCACTAATACAAGTGGAGATGGGAGATGACTCGGGTGCGGGGATTAACCGCAGTGAGATGGAGCGCATCATCAGGCAGGCATTGGCGGTAAATGGGCGGATGTCTGGTAATGGTCGGACGCGGATGACCAGACAACGCGATAACGCTTTCAAGTTTGACTTTACGATACAGGAAGGCTCCCTCACCTAATGGCAATAGACGTAGATACACTACAGCTCGGCCCTTGGACGGGTGGGGTGTGGTATTCTCGTGCCGTGGAGGATGTGGAGCCCTC